ACCTGAGTGCCCCGCGATCGTTCCACTCTGCTTTTGCTTTTGGACCGCTTTACTTTTAGTCGTTCAATGAGAAGCGCTCCTCAGCACTACGATAATTCAAATTTGAATTATAAAGCTAATAGCCACGTTGCATCGCACTAACCATGTGGGATCCATTGTTGAACGACTTTCCCAAAACAGTTCATGGTTTCCGTATGCTTGCAATTAAGTACTTGCAGCAAGTTCAAGAGAATTATTCCACTAATTCTGTTGGTTTTTTGTATATCACAGAGCTAATACAGGTATTACGCATTCGGAAACATGCCAAAGCGGAACTACGATACCGCCTTCTCTACCCCGGGATCCAGTGTTCGTCGGAGACTGACTTACGACACCCCCCTGGCGCTACCTGCTTCTGCGGGAAGTGCTCCTGCCAGCGTGAGAAGACGTCGGTGGACCAACCGTCCCATGTGGAGGAAACCGAGATTTTATCGGTTGTATCGCTCTCCTGATGTCCCACGTGGTTGTGAAGGACCGTGTAAGGTCCAATCATTTGAGGCGAGACATGACATCTCGCATGTGGGCAAAGTCATTTGTGTCACGGATGTGACTCGTGGTAGTGGTCTCACTCATCGTGTCGGTAAACGATTTTGTGTTAAGTCCATTTTTATTACTGGAAAGATTTGGATGGACGAAAACATCAAGACCAAGAATCACACTAACACTGTGATGTTCAGATTGGTTCGTGATAGGCGTCCTTTTGGAACGCCCCAGGACTTTGGTCAAGTTTTCAACATGTATGATAATGAACCCAGTACTGCCACTGTGAAGAACGATCTTCGTGATCGTTATCAGGTCGTGCGTAAGTTTCATGCCACCGTGACTGGTGGCCAGTATGCGTGCAAGGAGCAAGCTATAATTAGCCGATTTTATCGTGTTAATAATCATGTTGTTTACAACCATCAGGAAGCTGCGAAGTATGACAATCATACTGAGAACGCTTTGTTATTGTATATGGCATGTACTCATGCTTCTAATCCTGTGTATGCAACGCTTAAGATTCGGATCTATTTTTACGATTCGATATCAAATTAATAAAGCTTGTATTGAACATTATGCGTAAAGCTTACATCCTCCACCAGGTGGAGTTTTTCATACAGGATATGTGAGGCGCCATTTAATACATTGCCTAAGCTAATGACGCCTAAATTATTTAAATATCTAAATAATTGGTTCCTAAAAATTGATAATATCATCCCAGAAGTCGTCGTCATATAGTGGTACAGCTTCAGGTCGAGGAAGCATTTGTGCATCTGCAATGCTTTCTTCAGTCCGTGGTTGAACATTAGGCGGATTTGGGTCACGATCATTCGGGACCCTGCTCCCATTGGACGATGTTGAAGGATCTTGAAAGAGAGGGGATTTCGCACCTCCCAGATATAGACGCCATTCCTGAGTTGAGCTGCAGTGATGTTGTCCCCGGTGCGAAAATCCATAGTTGCGACAGTTGATGTGAATGTAATAGCTACACCCACAGGTTAAGTCAATTCGAGAGCGTCGAATTGCTCGCTTCTTGGCAACCCTGTGTTGCGCTTTGATCGACGGAGGAGAAGAGTGGTTCTTTGAGGGTGTAGAATTCCGCATTTTTTGAAGCCCACACCTTTAGCGACGCATTATCAGCTTCGTCCAAGTACTCTTTATAAGAGGATTTGGGACCTGGGTTACAGAGAAAGATGGTGGGGATTCCACCTTTAATGTGTGTGGGCTTTCCGTATTTTACATTTGACTGCCAGTCTCTTTGCGCGCCCATGAATTCTTTGAAATGTTTCAAATAATGTGGATCAACGTCATCGATGACGTTATACCATGCCTCGTTAGAGAAAATCTTATCGTTCAGATCCAAATGGCCGCAAAGATAATTATGAGGACCCAATGCTCTTGCCCACATGGTTTTACCCGTCCGACTATCACCTTCAATCACTATACTTATGGGTCTCTCCGGCGCGCAGCGGGATCTTACATTTTCTGAAGCCCATGAAGAAATATATTCTGGGACTCTACTAAATGTATCTATACTATAAGGCGACACATATGCCTGAATAGGCGAAATGAAAATCTTATTCAAATTACAATTTAAATTATGAAATTGTAAAATATAATCTTTTGGAGCCTTCTCTTTCAATATATCGAGGGCCTGTGATTTGGATCCACAGTTGAGTGCCTCGGCATACGCGTCGTTTGCAGACTGTTTACCTCCTCTAGCCGATCTTCCATCGATTTGGAAGGTTCCATGATCAAGGACGTCTCCGTCTTTCTCCATGTATTGCTTAACATCTGAGCAGCTTTGAGCTGCCTGAATGTTCGGATGGAAATGTGTTGACCTGGTTGAGGATACCAGGTCGAAGAACCTTTGGTTACGTGTGTGGAATTTGCCTTCGAATTGCAGCAGAACATGGAGATGAGGTTCTCCATTCTCATAAGCTCTCGGCAGATGCGAATGAATCTTCTTGTTAACTGGTGTTGACAAATCTAATAGTTGCTCCAGTGTGTCCTCTTTAGTTAGAGGACAGCGAGGATATGTAAGGAAATAGTTTTTAGCGTTTATAGCAAAACGACGCTCTCTTGGCATTTTTAAAGTCGTTTTTGTATCGGTTGTCCACCGATTCTCATTTACTCCTGTCAATCGGTGAATGGTGACGCATATATAGTAGAGCTACTAATCCCCCAAGGGGCACTCAGCAATAATATT